GAATCTGTATTAGTACCTGGATTTGCTGTAGAGATGATCCACCATAGTGATTTATCTCCGTAAAACTGTTGTGCTAGGGTATCGTACCTATCTCCTCCTGTGGCGATTACATATGTGTCATCAGCAGTAGCAGGAATATCGGGATATACAGCGTTAAATACATACCTTCTACCTGTTTCTGTATTAGAGGTTTTTATTTTGTTATACCTGTTCATATATTACGAATCCTTCCACGGGTTATTAATTCGATCCGGGTTTAATGCCGGTGCCTTTTGAAATAAAGAATCTGGACCTGGTGCTTTTTTCTCTTCATCCCAATCGTGATATCCTATAAACGGTGTATCGCCTGTTGTTGGTACAAAATTATGAATAGCGCCTAATGTCATACTTACATCTAATACGTGAGGGAGTATTTGAACATCACCTTCTTTATCGCCTCGCAATTTTACTTCCCATGGGTACTCTATAGCCCATGAAAAAGCTACACTTTCTACGTTACATGTTTGATTATGCAAGTAATCCCCAACTCTAACTTTAACTAGAGTTCCTCTCATAAAGACACCTGAATTGTCAAAAGTTGGTGCTGTCGTTGAGGCTAATCTATTAAGTTTTCTATATAGAGGAAGTAAATCCTTTCTAGTTTCAGCTGCGATTTTAAAACCTAAATTTATATTTCTTTCGAATCCGTTATAACTTTTAAAATTTTCAGGCCTGCCTAACATTTGTGTTTTATTCCATTGACCTGAATAGGAATCACTAAGTGATGAAAGATAAGCTCTAAATTGCATACTATCACCACCTATAATTCGAAATCCAAATGGTATAATATCACTTGATTCGTCTATTTCTCCTTCGTTATAATTAACTTTATCGTATGCATTTGAGTTATTTGGTTTTTCTAGGTAGTCTATTTTGCCGAATTTTTTTGCTTCTTCATCTCCTACTTTTAGCTTTTTTGACTTCTTTACTCCTTGAGATATTTGAGTTGAGTGAGATGGGCTTCTCATTTTCTTTTTTACAACTTCATCAATAGAAGTTAAATACTGACGATCATCTCCATCTGTCTCCAGTAATCCTTTAAATGTATGTATACCTAAGCCGTTAACTGCTGTTTGTGCTGTATTAGTAACTGCGGTGGCAAGAATATCTTTTGCGTTTCTTAGAACATCTTTTTCTGCGTTATCATATAACTTACCTGTTTCGGCTGCAGAAATAGTAGTATGTAGTGCCTGTTTAGCAGCATGTGCTAAGCCAGGTTTAGCCACAACGAGTTTTGCCATTCGGACAACATCATCTAATCTCTTAGCTGCTTGTATACCGATAACATCAAAAGCGTTATTTCGTCCGCCTCGTTGATCTACATCTTTAACGACAAAAGGCTTCCTATTCAGCCCGCTCTCAAATTTTAAAGACTTTAGATCTGTTTTTAGATCTACTAAAGCCATATTACTGTGGAGGGTTATCCATGTATTTAGTTGGTACTGCTCCGTCTAAATCCAATACAGAATGATCTGCTGTTTGAGTTTCACCGTTTACATGTACTTTAGAAGTATCTGCTGATGCTCCTTCTCTATTAGGTGGGGTTTCGCCGTTTAATCCTAAGTTTGTTGAGTTTAATGAATCAATAAGTGCCATAATTGTTAATTTAATTGTTTAATATAATTATAAATATCTAGTTATTTAGTATCGGGACCCTAAAGCTTTACCTACTTGGAATCCATCCATCTGTATTACAGTGTCTTTTCTATCTCCTAAAGCTTCGGCAAGTAAGAATGTTTGTCTTCTTAATTCTTTCATTTCTTTCCTATGTTCTTTAGATTGTTCTTGATTTATTTTTTTAAGCTCTTCTAATTCTCTGTTTGATGAGCTATCTATCGTAGATGTTAATCCTTCTAGCTCTTCACTAAATATTGTTTTAGCTGCTATATCTACCTTTATTACCCCTTTACCTACTGTTTTAGCAAATGATCCAAGATCCTCTAATATACTCTTTGCATTAGATAAATCTATAGAAGTAGCATCTTTTATTGCCAGCATTGATGTTCTTAAAGATTCAATTTTATTAGTATCTATATCTTCAAGTTTATTAAAAGCATCTATACCGTTCCCTAAATCTTCAATACCGTCGTAGAACTTATCAGTATCATTATCAAAAGTACCTAAAGAAGTCATTGCCGTACCAAATGCTTGTAATGCTTCAGCGTTAGAAATTATTTTTTTTGTTTCTAGTTTAGCATTAGCAAATGCATTCATTTCTTCGTAAGGAATACCGCTAGTACCTCCTAAGGCATCCGTTATGCCGTCAACTAGTTCACTACCCATCTTACCTAACGACTTGAAGAACCCGCTAGGCACATCTTGAAGTGATGCCATTGCTAAAGCATAAGCTGTTAAAGCCTTTGCGTTATTACCTATTTTTTCAGCATCTAAATCAGCATTTTCTAATTCTTTTAATTTATCGTAAGGAATACCTCCTAAACCGATAGATTCAGCTAATCCAGTAACTAATTGACCAGCTGCTTTTCCTAATGAAGCTAAAAATCCACCTGCTTCTGATGATGCTAATTTAGCCATCGCTATGGCATACTCACTTATAGCTTCAGAATTATTTTTTATTTTATCTTTCTTAAAATCATATCCTTGGAAAATTTTAACTTTATCTAATGGAAGAGGCCCTCCAAGCCCAGCCATTAATCCATCTGCAAGGTTACCTGCTATGGATGATAAAGATGCTACAGATGATGCAGCTGAACCTCCTGCTAATTTAGCCATACCGATTGCATAACTAGCTATTGCAGAGGCATTATTTTTAACTTTCTTAGGGTCGAAGTTATACTTTTGAAATTTATCTACTTTATCTAATGGAAGAGGGCCTCCTACTCCTGCTACAATTCCGTCTACTACTGAACCACTTAAAGCTGCTAGCGATGCTACGGATGATGCTGCTGCTCCTCCTGCTAAAGCAGCCATACCTAATGCATAACTTGCTAATGCTGATGCATTATTTTTAACTTTATCAGCATCGAAATTATATGTTTGGAATTTAGAAACTTTATCTAATGGAAGAGGGCCTCCTATTCCTGCTACTATTCCATCTACTAGTGAGCCACCCAGGCCAGCTAAAGAAGATAATGAAGATGCTGCTGATCCTCCTGCTAATGCAGCCATGCCTCTTGCATAACCTGCTATTGCACGAGCGTTATTTTCAACTTTATCAGCATCTAAGTTATACTTACCGAATTGCTGTACTTTATCCATTGGAAGATCACCTCCTAGTGTAGATGTAAGTCCGTCTAAGAGTGCACCGCCTAGGTTAGCTAAACTGGCAATTCCACCGCCTGCTGCTCCGCCAGCTAAAGCTGCCATACCTACTGCGTATCCAGCTACTGCCCGGGCATTGTTCTCTATCTTATCAGCGTCTAAATTCCACTTACCGAATGCTTGTACTTTATCCATAGGTAGACCTCCTCCTAGCGATGCTGTAAGTCCGTCTAAGAGTGTGCTACCTAGATTTGCTAATCCTGCTACGGCGCCAGCACCTGCTCCAACTGCTAGTGCTCCCATTGCAAGAGCATATGCTACTACTCCTTTGGCATTATTTTCTATTTTACCGGCATCAAAGTCATAATTTTTTCCAAACTTCTCTACCTTTTTAAGCATTTCATCAATACCGTCACCACCGAAAAATGATCCAATAGCTCCCATTAGTCCACCTACTGCTTGAGCTGCTGTACCTGCTGCCATAGCGGTAAGTCCAAGTCCAACTGCTGCCATTCCAGCTCCTGCTTTTATAAGTGCAGAACCGTCTAATTCTGCAATTGATTCCATTCCTTTGGCCAATGTTGGTAACGATTTACCCATTAACCAAGAAGCTCCTGCAATACCGGCGCCAATTAATGTAATAGCAGCTCCTAGTACTGCTGCACCAGCAAGAACCTGGCCAGAACCAAATGCTTTTATACCAAAAGCTAAACCTTCAAGGATACCTTTTATACCTTTTCCTATTCCTTTAGCAAAATCGCCTATTCCTTTTCCTATACCCTTTAGCATTCCACCAACACCTCCTGCGGCGCCTCCACCTGCTGCGGACTTACCTGGTGCCTTTGCAAATCTACCCATTTTGTCTCTAAACCCGGAAGGAGAAGATGCAGATTTTACTAAATCTCCAGAACCTCTCTTCTTAAATACTGATGTTAGCTTGCTTAATATTCCTCCTCCACCTGCAGCAGCAGCACCTCCTTTTTTGTTTTTAAACATTGAAGTGAATTTGCTGAGTATTCCGGCGGTCTTATCACCTATGTTTTTTACAAACATTGGCATCATAGGAGTACCTCTCATTTTCTTAAAAATACCACCTATTGCAGAAAGACCTTTAAATCCTATGGTTAAAGCTCCACCTGTCATTGTGGCAGCTCCTAATAGCATACCTAACATACTTCCTTTGCCTAACGTATTTTTAAATACTGTATCACCTCCGGTAAATGCATCTTTAAATGTCTTTATTACTAGGTCTTTTATTCTGCCTAGTGAACCCATTATATCTTTAGGATCAAATGCATCTCTAATAAGATTGAAAAATTTAAATGCTCCTAATGATAAATCTTCAGTAAATTTATTTAATTTATCTGATAAGGAGTTTAGTGTTTTAAATGTATTTAATTGCAGTTGACCTAATTCTTCAGCAGATTTCTTTTTATTCTCAGCATTTGCTTGGGCAGCAGCAGCATCATTGTTGGCCATCTTAACATTATCTTCAGTAGCGTTTAAGATACCATTCAGTTCTTCTTTACTCATTCCTAAAGATGCTGCTAACATCTCTTGAGCTTTTACGTTACCTTTTACAGCATCTGCGTTTTCCATTATGATACGCTTCTGCTCTTCTTGAATTGCAACTTGGTCTCCTGTTGCTGCTGCAGCTCTTAATTTATCTAAATTTAATTCCTTACCGAGAATTAATTCAGCCTCCATTTCTTTTTGCATAGAATTCTCAAAATCTAATGTAGATTCTGCTGCATCAGCTATTCTATTCATTTCCATACCCATGGCTCTGGCGCCAGCTGCTGCTTTTATTAAAGCATCTGGGTTGTCTTTCATATTACGGAGGATCGTACTAGACGCATTGCCCATCTCTTCAAATACAGCTTGAGGGGCGATGGCTGTACCGTTCATAGCGTTAAGCTTAGTTGTTATACCACCAACCTTTTTTGCCATGTCTTCAAAAGATATTCCAGTTTTAGTAGCAATCTTAAATATCTTAGTTGCGGCACCACTAGATACACCCATATTTCTAGTAAGTCTACCGAAAGTTGCTACTTGTTCGCTAGTGAAACCTAATGATGTACCTAATGCAGAGTTCATCTGACCTATATAGCCAGATGCTTCTGCTAGAGGAATTCCCATTTTAGCAGCTGCTCCGCTTGCTGCTTGCATTGCAATTTTAGCATCAATAAGACCTCCTCCTATTCCTTGCTTAACTATTTTAAATGCTTCGGAAGATGTTTTTGCACCATCAAATGCCATTTTTGCAAAAGAAGTTGCTGCTGCTATAGTAAGTGCTTTAATAGTCCCGGTTAGTGCCTTATACCTCGCTCCTGCTTTACTAGTACCCTGTGCTACAGCATCTTCAAACATTTTTTGAGCATCAGCTAATTCACCAAATACGGTTTGAAATAATTGACCAAACACAGGTATCATACCTCCTATTTTTTGACCAAATTCTGAGAAAGACTTAAGTACGCTACCTCCTGCTTTTTCTATTTTTTGCATTTCGCCATGAAGTTCCTTTGCTTTACCTATTTGCTTTTCTTGGGCGGCATTGATTTCTTCAGCGCTTCTTTTTTGACCTTCTAGAGCAGATGTTTCTGCTTGTGATTCTTTTACTAAATCTTGTTTTTTATTTATTAGCTTTTGTGCTGCTGTTTCTTTGGTTTTGGCGTCTGCAGTTAATTTTTTTGCTAAATCATAGTTTTCTTTAGATTTAGCCATCATACTACTATGTGCTTTTTCTGCGTTTGCTATTTCATCTTTTTTACCAGATGCTATAGCTTTTTGAAGCATTTTATCAGCATCAATCTCTAGCTGGGTTGCTTTGGCTTTATGCTTGGAAATTCTCTCTTCAAATTCTAGTTGTTCATCTCTAGATTTTTTCCTAAGGATATCGGCTACTTTTTCTAATGCTAAATCTTCTTTTTTTCTTTCTTTTATTTCCTTACTAAGGTTTTCAATAACCGTTGCAGTTCCTGCTTGTTCTTTTTCTGCTGCTAGAAGTTGAGTAGCGAATTTTTTTCTTTCTTTAGAAGACTTTAAAGTAGAGACTGTTATCTCAGACATAGATTTAGTAAGTACCTTCACCTTACTGGTATCTACTCCGATATTCTTATTAGCACCTGCTAGATTAGAAAGTTCTTTGAATTCCTTAGATAACGCATTTATTTCCTGCCCTGCTTTTTCTGCAGCAGTTCTTATATCATCTAGTTGTTTTTTACGTGCGTCACCACCGGATAGATCTCCCTGTATGTTTATTTCATCAGCCATTTGCTGTATTCTTTTTTATAAATAGTAAAGGCCTCTATTATTTAGAAGCCTTTGTACTATACGATGGAGAAATATTTGGACCTTTAGGAATATCGTTACTAGAGGTCTGTCCTGTGTTATTTACTTCGTTTTGTTCTTTGTGAAATTCATTAATTGCACCAAAGGTAAACTTACGTAACCATATCGGCATATTATACACGGTGCCCCAATCATAGCCGCCTTTACCATGAAACACTATTTCGTGTATTTGCCGGAATAAACCGCTTCTATACTCAGCAGCTTGTTTAAGCGTCAGGCCAAAAAAAGTTGATAGTTACCGGAACGTCGATGTCCTCCCCAACACCTTGATCGTTCACATGGTATACACTAAATTCAACATCTGGCTGTACTCTTGAATATTCCTCTCTTAATGCTCTTGCATCAGCCGCTAATAATCCCTGGTCTACAAATTGTCTGATAGTTGATTGCTCTCTATCTCCGTTAATTGAGGTGATAAGGTGTTTCATTCTTGTAGTAACCCCTGTCTCATTGTCTCTGCTAATCTTTTTAAGACCTTCTATCTCTCTATCTATTTTCTTGTCATCTCCGTGGTTGAGAAGCTTAAATGTCACTTCATTACCGCTTTTAGGGAGACTAAAAACAAACTCTCCTGCTTCATTAGGTTTAACGCTAGCGTCAAATTCTTTTTCTTTAATTTCAGATAAATCGACAGTAATCTGCTCTCCTTTATACTCAATATCGTAATCTTTACCGTAAGATAAGATACGTGCTGCAACCATAATTGCATTCTTATCCCCGATTAATAAATCGTTATAAGGAAAATCAGTAACAATAAGAGATTGAAGTAATTTGTCAATTACTATTCCTTTAGTTATATAATTCTGGTTAGTTAGGATATCTTCTTCTTTGGCAGTCATATATTTCATTTCGACTTTGCCTTCTTTAAGTGGATGTCCTTCAGGGTAATAGTGCCCTTTCGATGGTAGGTCTACCGTTTCGGTAGGAATTTTAAATTTTGGTTCCATAAATTTTATTAATTGTAAACTAGTTTATATATAAATATACGAAGAAATACTTTTGGAACCAACTTCTAAACAAAAAAAAAGCCTGCTAATGCAGGCTCTTCTATAAATAAATGTATTGTATCCTAGTAATTTAAGATGCAGTAATCCATGTTGATTGAGATTGCTAAATCAACAACTGCGTCTGATGACCAATCATACTGGCCGAAGTCTCCGTTTGTTACGAATGCTCCTTTGATTATCCACTCTCCGATTACGTCACCTACTGGTCCTAATACGTTAAGTGTTAAATCTTTCTTATAGAAGTCAGAATATCCTGCTCTACCGGTTACTGATTCGTACCCTAGTCTTGCCCATTCCATAACAGCTTGTGCTCCACTTGGAGTGATCGGATCGTAAAGTGTCATAGACATCTCTGCCCATTCTCTTTTACCTCTAATTTTTCTGTATGAATTGATATGGTCAAGCTTTACTACATTATCTGTAAAAGTAGGAGCTTTGACGTTTTTTATCATGAATGATGGGATCGCATCAATATACATGATAAATCTGTTTTGTACTTTCGGTTCGAAAGCTCTGAACATTATTTCGTTAGGATCTAATACTGCCATTTTATTTGTTGTTTAAATATAAATATCTTATTTTAAAATTATTCTCCCAATGTAGCTCCAGTTGGTTGGATTACGAAGTCTAAAGTAATGAATTCTGCTGTTTTAGCTGGTTGGATAAAGATTTGACCTACTAATTGGTTTCTATCAATAACGTCTGCTGTGTTGTTAGAATCATCCATTATTACTCGGAATGCATAAAGACCTTGTCTTTCAACTACTGATTGTAAATATGGGTTAACGTTTGCTAAGAAAGTGTTTCTAGTTGCAATAGTATTTTGTTCGAATACTAATGACTTAGCTTGATCTCCTAAGAACTTCTTAAGTGCGATCAATAATCTTCTTACGTTTACACGATCAAGAGCTGATTTCTTCTTCTGTAATGTCTTCTGACCGAATACTGAAATACCAGATCCTGGGAATGTAGCTATTGGGTTAACGTTTGCAGCATAAAGAGTATCTCTATGAGCTCTAGTTAATTTTCTTTCTGCTTGGATAACGTTAGGAATACCTCCTCTAGTTAAACCTGCTGGTGCAAACCATGGTGCTGCTGCGCTATCTGTGAAGGCATATACACCTGGTATTACTACTGATGCTGGAGCGAATTCTAATTTACCTGTTGAACTACCAACTTGTACCCAAGGCCAGTAAGATGCTGCATAAGAGTTATTTACTACTGCTGCATGTCCTGCTGCTTGTGCTACTGTTGTTCCATATGGTGATAAATCTACTACTGCGATAGCATCTCCTCTGTCTTGTGCTAGAGAAATCATAGAATCTAATTGAGTCTTGTGCTCACCGTAGCTGTAGATAAGACCTGGTGCAGATATAATATTGAATAAGTATTCGTCTTGGTTAGTTAGTAAGCTGAATGCAGATTCATAATTTTCAGCTACTAAACCTTGTGTGTTTGTTGCTGAAATATCTTCGAAATGTAAATTTACTTCATCATGCTGATAGTTAGTACCTGTTGCGCCGTGGAATGAACCAGAACTAGCAGCTGGTAAAGAACCTGTGTAAGATGCTTCTCTAATATTGATACCGTCGTTTGCTAAGTAATTAATAGTTCTTCTATCAACACTTGCTACTCTTACGTAACGTGATCTGTTAACGTAACGACCGTTAGTACTTAAGAATGCGCCATCTCCGTCGTCTCCAATACTCTTGTACTGATCACCAATAACGCTAGCAATATACCCTTCACTGTTAGGGTCTAAACTTAAATCGTTAAAAGATTCTAATATAGTTTTTGATTTTGTGCTGTCATCACCTCTTCTGATAATTAAAGAGAATGTTCCTGTTGCTTGGTCAACATTTTGGATTTCCCATCTAATGTTATCATCGGAACCTAACTTTAATGAACCATCGCTATTTTCTGCTCCTGGGTCACCAGCTCCAGTAGAAGTATTAAAGAGCTCTCCTTTACCTAAAGTCTGTAGAGTGAAAGGTTTATCTCCTCCATCTGCTGCGCCAATTGTAGTGCTCGTAGCTCCTGTAAAAGAACCAGAAACAACTCTTGTAATAAGAGCTGTGTTTCCTCCTTGCTCGAAGTAGGATTTAACTGCAATCGAAGTTAAAAATTCGTATGTTTCAGAACCTGATGAAAAAGTTGTTCCAAATGTTCTTTGGTAGTCTCCGTAAGAAGTAACAACTGTAGGTTCGAATGTTGGTCCCATTACTGTTGGGCCAACGAAAGCTGCACCTGCTTCTAGTGGGGCTGGTGCAATAAAAGATCTATCCTGCTCGCGTGATAGTACCCCTGGTGAGATTAATGATTCTGCCATCGTATCTTATATTAGATTATTCGTTCTATAATAAATATCGTTAATAATTCGAAACCTTATTTTTAATTAAGTGTTCCTCTTAACGATAATAAATAGGAATAAAAGACCGAAAACAGTCTACTGAGAATATTAAGATGCTGTTGAGTTAAATTCACCTGTTGAAAGGTTTACAGTACCTTTGCCGTACTTGTCTTCTAACATCTTTGCAATATCAACTTCTGTGGTTCTTACATTAGTTAGGAATGTTTCTGCTCGTTCCTCTCTACTTTTCAAATTAAGCTTAGCAAGATGTATTGACCCAAACTCTTTAACTATAGATTCGTTATGTGATTTGAGTTTCTGTAAAGTTTCAACTTCCTCTGAGGTAAGTTTAATTATCTTCATCAGTATCTTCGATTGGTTGAGTTTTAACTACTGTATCTTCTGCAGGCTGTTCGTCCTGTGTTGTTATTTCACCTGTCTGGAGGTCAACAGTCCCAGCTCCGTATTTATCTGTTAGAGCTTTATTTAATTCAGCTTCTCTTTCGCGAATGTTAGCTAAGAATGCTTTTAAGTTTGTCTCCCTAGATTCGAGTTCGATTTTGTCTAAACCTAGTTTCCCTAGTTCCTGTCTCAGTACCTGGTTATCCTTACTAATGTTAGCAATATTATCTATTTCTTCTTGGGTTAATTTAGTTGTAGCCATTTTTATTTTTATTTATTAATATAATATAAGAATTTAATTTTATTTAAGCAACTATTAATTTAATTATTACTGATTATTAATAGACTTAACTATTTTATTGATGTCGAAAATTTCTTCTAGTCCATTATAAGGTATACTTGATATATCTTCTGATAGTCCAAAAGGCTGATATATAGCGTTTTTAATATTAGGTTCTTTAGTAAAGGGGTTTGCCTGTATGTTATCATGAAGTTTATACCCAAATACTTTTGGTTTTGTAGTTACCCAGCATACAGTAGACTTTTTGTTCATTGCTGCTGCAAGGTGTTGCCCAAATGAGTCCATAAGTACACGTTTCTTAGATAACCCTATTAATATAGCTATACTTCTATAACCATCCATAGCTGCTAATGTATCAGGATATTCATACTGATCCTTTCTTTTTATATGAACAATTGAATAATCATTCTTATAATGCTGTACTAGGCTGTTTACTGTTATTTGTGGAATATCTCTAGTCCAGGCGTATTTATATCCTTGTTGTTGTGGACCACCATTTGGCTGAATAACCATTACTGGTTTATCTGTTTTATAGAATGGAGAATAATATTCCTTTTCAGGTTCTGTTAAGTAGATTTGAGGCTGTTCGAAATTATAAGTAAGTCCGTAGATCCTACACCACGTCTTTAAGAGGTGTTCTTTTTCAGTTAAAAATGAAGTATTACGGTACGGGTCTTCTACAAAAAGCTTACAGTCTTGATCTTTTACATACTTTAAGTACGCACCATTCATCTGCTCTATTCTGTAACATTCATTAATAAGTGGATTATTAAGAAAGACATCAGGGTAAGCAGATACTACTACTATATGTGCGTTTTTATAGCGTTTTCTTATCACTTTAACTACTGCCGTAGCCATAATGCTTTTGCCTAGACCGCCGTCTATTTGAAATATGATATTCATAAAACTTATTTAATTATAACTAATTTTAACTCTTTACTACCAAGGTGTACCGGTTGCTGTAGTTTCAGCTGCTATAAGTAGCTTATTGTTGTTGATAGATTCTACCAATTCAGCTTCAATTGCTGCTTTATCAACATTTGAGTCTACCCAACCTAGTACATTACCCTCTGATAAGTCATCATAAGCAATAAATCCATCGTCAGATGCTGCACCTGTTAGTGTAAATTCTCCTATTTTTCTAGCAGAGAAATCACCGTCGTTTGATTCGCATCCGTAAGTTACTTTAGTAACTACTCCATCTGCTTTGAGTCTTTCAAGATCGTATATTTTCCAAGTGTGTGTCATTGTAAGTGTGTTTTAATTTATTATAAATATGCTATTTTTTTAATTTAGTTGATTTTACCCATAGTCTTTCAAATGAAAAGTAGCCTACTGTTTTTATGACAGTATCTATGCTCCCAATAGCTAACCCGAATTTCCAATTACCGCTTACTATCCAGCCAGTAAGTATAGTTATCGATGTAGCTATAACTCTCCAAATTAAAGTCTTAACTATTGTTTCTTTATAACTTGCCATCTTTTTTCATTTGTTCTCTAATCTTAGTAGCAGATATATTTTTTACTTCTTCAGGTGGGCAATGTTCTATAACGTCATATCCTACTCCTCTTCCTATATTGATTGATTCAATATCCGGTACGATAGTACATTTTACTCTACCTTGCTCTATCAAATCTTTTAATTCACGTTCTAAGTTAGTTAATACCTCCTCAGCAGTCCAAGGGTTTTTTTCGTCTGGTGGTATCTCTCTAATGGCTATCCATACGTTCTTACCTTCTTCTAATCTTTGATCAATAAGCCATCTATGACCTGCATGCCAAGGTTGCCATCTTCCAATATACATTGAGTATTTATTCTCATTGAATGAGGACTGGAATGCTGCTTGTGCTAAATACTTTTTCATATACCTTTATCTCTTTCTAAATTTATTGCAATAGCCCGTTCTCCAGGTTTCTTTGGATCCATATCATTGATTAAATAACGAGGGCCCCTTTCAATACCCATAATTAACCTATGGTACGGTACTTCATTTTCATATAATTCTATTTCAGTATGCATCCTAAGGTATTCAGGACGAGCTGTAGTTAAAATTATCATATGACCTTCAACTGAAGCTTTGTCTAAATATTCTATAGTAGATTTTATTCCTTCAGCTTTTGTTGTCTCATATGTTTCAAATTTACGGTATTTGAATATAGTACCATCTATATCACAAAAGTATGTATTTTTTTTCTCCATATTAGTTATCTAATTGATAATCTGAAGGTGGTAATTCATTTAGTAAAGACCCTTCAGGGTATTTTTTAGGTAAATTATTGATTATCTTTTGTAAAGATTCTTCAGGTGTATCGTCTGTAGTATCTATATCAATAAAATTACCTTGAGGGGCAATATACGCAATTGCTTTCCAATGGTCACGTTCTCTTGCTTCTGTTGTGTGAACATATATTTCTTTAATATTATCACCTAAAAGGGTTTTGAAATCTTCTCTTTGATCCAAATAAGGTGCTACTAAAGAAACTATAACATCATTTCCTTGATTGTGTAGATAGTGAGCAATACGTTGAGCTGTACCTACATTTTCAACTCTACCTTTAATAGAGTAGTCTTTATTAGAGAATAATTCTCTCATATCATCTCCATCTATTCTAAAGGCATTAGGTGTGTAACGCTCTTGCAATAAATCTCCTAAAATTGTTTTGCCAGCACATGGTTGGCCAGTTAACCAGTATATCATATTATCAATATAAGAATTATTTTTGAATTATACAACTATATCTCCTACCTTAATTAACCAGCTCCCATCACAAAAAGTTTTGGTTGGTACTATATTAGTAGGACCATATCCTCCTATAAAGCCTTCTTTATTCATTGCAGGGAGAATTGATTCAATTAATTTTTTAACATCTTGTCTTTTTCTATTATTAATATAGGTAAAGAATATATCTGAGAAGCTATCTATAATTTCTTCCGGAAGATTTGTAAGGTGGTTGACATTATTAAAACTACTTGTATTGTTGCTATAGGCAATTTTAATATCTTCCCAACTTAAATTATTCTTAATATTAAACTCGTCTTCACCTACATACGAATCGACAGTGTATATGTTTTTAAACAGACCGCTACATCCGAAGAAAAAAGTTGACTCTCCGGTATGACTGTTTATTTCAATCATTTTAGAATTTTCATCTGTAAAATTACCTATATGCTTTAGTAGATCTGATAGACCGAAGAAGCTATCTCTGTTAAATTTTTGTCGTCCGAAATTATACTTCTCTAATACTATTTCAACATGCTGATCAATAATATCTTTTGGGTGTTTAATGTACTGAGCTATGCTCTTATTTATTACATTTCCTTCACTATCAAAAGAAATACCTATCTTACCGCCGCTTTCTCTATAATCGTTATAGTATGTATCAGAATCTGCATTTGCAGCATCTGCAATATCTGATTTTTGTCTTACTAGACTGTTAGAAAGGTTAATTATATTATGAGTATTGTAGAAAGTTTCTATATATACATCTGCAGCATACTTAACCGGTATACAGTTATCAGAAAGAGTCTTAATCATTTGCTTTGTAACTCCGTAGCAATGTGCACCGTTAAAATTAGTCCTGTATCTAGGAATTACAAAATTTTTAGATAGTATTATTCCATGTGATTGTTCAGTTTTTTTCCCGTACTGTACTATATCCCAGTCGATATCGTTCTGTTCTTTTAGTATTTCCTTGTATATAGGTGTTAGCTTGCTATTCTCTATAAAGGGAGTTACAAAGAAAATATCGTCTTCTAGAAAAAGTGCATTTTCAACTCCATCCTTTAATGCTTGATCCCAAGCTTTTTTATGTGATAATGCGCAAGCGAAGATACCTGTAGTCAGCATACCAGTTGGATCAAAAAACGAACTCCCTACTAGACCTTGTTTTTGTAATTCTACTGTTGTTATTTCCTTACCGTCTACAGCTTCAATAAAAGTAAAATCAATTTCAGGATTTTCCTTAATTAATATATCTCTTCTATCTTTTCTACGTTTTAAATTTATAACGTATATTTTATCAAATCCTAAAGTACTATTTTTTAAACTCATATTATAACTCTCTAATTAGATTCTCATACTTAGAGTATATATTTTCATTACTTAACTCCTTTAAGTTACTTTCTTGGTCTGTAAGTAGTCTTTTCAGTATATCTAGTTTTGTTTTATGAAAAATATCTAAGGTATATTCTATTTGTTCAGGTTGATTAGAGATAACATATGGATAATTCTTTAAATACTCTAATGCAGCGGAGTCTCTTCCTATTATAGGTACTAATCCGTTTAATAGACTCTTAAATGTATAGTAATCGAAGGTATCGTATACTGGGGTATATAGATATGCAGAATATTTCTTGAAATACTTATTTTCTGAACGTAGTCTTGCTTTAAAAGTAAATTTTGGTATAGTCTGTGTAACGTTGTTAATAAGAAATTGATTAAGAAAATCCGTTCTTCCGTGAATACCGTAATAGTCTAAACTTAAATTTTCATTCTTCCATATTGTATTTGCAGATATATGAATTCCATTAGCATATGACGGTACTCCATTGAAAGTAAAATTTGTACCTTTAGTAACGTTGTCTAAATTTACTTTTAAACTTTTCTCACTACCTAGAGGCGGTGGTATAACTACTTTTTTAATTCCATCGGGAACTTTATAATAATCTTCAAATAGTTCCTTATCTCTCTTACTAAAGAATACAAATGCATCAGAATGTTTATAGTATAGGGTATTCTGCTTATCATTAGATAGAGCTACAAATCCTTCCGAAAAAGAAGGTGCAAATTTCTCTAGACATTCAAGATTTAATTTTCTATGAACTTCTGGTATTGTGTCTATAATAAATATTTTAGGAATCGTGACTTCCCTTAGAAACTCATGATACAGCCCTACACTACTAACTTTGTAATCAAAGCTAATAATTAAATGCGAGTAATTCTTATTAATAGTATACTGAGCATTTACGTCCCTAAAGCTAAACGTATCTGCTTCAGTTATACCTATAGCTTTATAGATACTAGTAAAAATATTAGTTTCGTTTATTAACCCTTTATTTTCATAATTTGTGACTACACATAACTTCATCTTACTTGCTGTATTAAATTCCATCCCAGTTTTCATTTTCAGGTGATAGATGCACACAGTAGCTATCTAAACATATAACCTGGTAGAATATTTTAGAAAATATCCAATCATCGTGGCCTGCATTTTTAGACATAGAAGGGTATAGGTGGTGTAAATCGGGGTATACATTTAATAGAGATGGCAAATGAAATAGTTGAAAATAACCATACCCTTTAAACTTCTGTACGATTTCGTCTGTTTTACTAAAATATTGCTGTGGTATGAATGGGTCAAAATCCTCTTCTTCGTTGACGTTGACTCTTCCCATCGTGTATAGGTTTAATGCTGAGAAGGGTTCGTCTAAATACTCTTCATATAAACGGTAATAACCTGTTCTTTCCATGTGTTCTGTTTCAACACATTTCAATTTTCTTAACCCTCTAATTTTTATTCTATTAGTCTCTTCATCAACAGGGAAAGCATCACTAAAGTTATCCGGTAGTAGTACGTCTGCGTCAATATGCAGATACCAATCGTTAGTGTACCCTAATAAATCAAATGCTTCGTTAATGGCTTCACCTTTTGAAAATTGACGGTTATAAAGCTTTTCAGAAAATATATACTCTAGGTTATTATCTTCACACAGTTTTATAGTTTCAGTATCTTGCTCGGTAGTAACTATAACCCAACGTTTAAAAAAACGATTATTTGCTATACAATACTTAAATAAATGTGCGTAGTTTACACACACAGTAACTGCGTATATATCTATATTCATAACTAATTTTTCAATAAACTTTTTTTACTGTACTACTAGTACGTATTCCACTTAGAGTAGTCTAGATCAGGATAAAGTGCTTTGAGTTCATTAACACTATCTTTAAAATAAGCCTTTAAAAATTGTTCAGAAGCTGTATCGATAGTTGTGTCGTAAGATGCAGAATGTATATCTCTATATTCTTTATCAAGTGCTAACTCATCTACTCCTAAAAAGCTAAACATTTTATTATATTCAACTGCAGGATTAGCTTTGATTTCTTCCTGTATAGCTACATATACGTTTTCCGATCCAAAAGTTGCTCTATATTTCTTTAAGTTTTCTACGTATTTACTTCTAAGTAGAATAGAGTTTTTAGCTTTATCGTTAGAAACCTGTTCTGTACTTTCGTTGAAGGACTTTCCTTTAAATCTCAATGCAAAATTCGAATTTGGTCTTTGTATATGATTCCAATGGCTAAAACTTCTAGTGATAGGATCTCTAAGTATAACTATAATCTTAGGTGTTCCTAAAGTTAATGCCATGTTTTTAGCTGTGCTTTCTTGACCTTTTTCATGTAGGTAGAAATAATTTGGTGATGCTTCTCCTATTGCTTTGGTTGGTCTTGGAAAATAAGACTCGTATAAATCTCTACCTAAATTAAAATTATGTTCTTTATTAAAAAAGTCCATTTCTTTATTAGTCTCTTCACTTAAGCCTCCTACAAAGTCAGAAGGTTTATAATTATAATGTGCGTTTACTTTTTCCTTCCAGTAAGGCGTTACACAGAATACATCTTCGTGTAAATTTAAATTTATAGCAGCAGCAGAGGTGCTACCTTTCATTGCTCCTACTATTATAAAGTTTGGTGTGTTCTTTTTCATAATTATAATATAATACTTTTCTTTTTAATAAACAACTTTTAGAGTAATTTTTTTCTATATAATATAAATAGATAAAAATAACATTAAAAAGGAGTTTCTTGAATTGATTGACTTGTTATTAATTTATTAATAGAAGATGATAATTCTGTTTGGATAGAAGGAATATCAAAACTCCCTGTTATCCACCCTAAAACTATATCTTGAGTTAAATCTTCGAAAGGTATAAACCCGTCTTCAGATGCGGTCCCTGATATTTCTATGATGCCCCATTTTCGAGCTACAGATCCACTAACGATAGTATCATATGTGTATTCTACATCGTATACTAATCCGTCAGATGCGTTTCTAGTTAAGTTATTTATGTGCCAGTTAAATTCCATATTTTATAAATATTATGATGTTACGTCGAGGTATACTTTAAATGTTCCTACGTTACTACCGTAAGAAACAAAACTAAATTCTAAAGTATCAACTAATGCTGTGATTGGGCTTCGTAACCAGAAGTTATAGCCCAACATACTTCCTCCACTAGTTTCTGCATATACATGATAACCAGTTGATTCAACTGTTGTATCTACTGATGTACCTGTTCCTGAAGATGGAGGAATACTATTAGTTACATTCCACCTACCCCCACTTGTACCTGTTCCTAACGAAGTCCAGCTTGCTCCACTATATGTACTGGTATTTGTTGTTGTTGTCTGCCATCCTGTTCTACTTTGAGATAAATCATAAGTAGTATTACCTAAATATATTGTTGCACCGATTTGAAAATCTCCTCGGTAAGAAGTACTCGCTGTACCGTTAGTATACTGTATTACTAATCTACCGTTTTTACCATCGTAATCACTCAACGTAGAAATTTCACCATCACCTTGGAATATATCCCAAGAGGTAGTTGATGATAAATTTTGTGTATATAAAGCTGAGGATAATCCTAAAGGGATACTTGAGTACCCGTAAAATTCGGATACAGCATCTGGTGTTGATTTCCCAGCTGTACTGCTCATACTACGTAAAGATACGTTTGTACTCGCGGCACTTAGTTCTGTTCTAATTTGGCTAAAACTAAGCGGATTTCCTGCAGAGGGTAGAGCCATTATACTTTAGATTTAAGTTCGTCGATTTGTTTTTGCTGTTCTTTAATTGCTTCAATTAATAAAGGAACAATTTTTTCATAGTTAACAGCTTTATATCCATTATCTCTTGTAGTAACAGCTTCTGGTAATATTGATTCTATTTCTTGGGCTATAACACCTACATCTCTACCTGTATTACCATGTATTGTTTGTATTTCTTCTTTTGATAAAGATTTCCAGTCAAATGTATTACCTGATACTCCTATTACTTTACATAAAGCATTTTCAATAGGTTGAATATTTTCTTTTAATCTTCTATCGGAAGTAGCAAATGCTACAACATCGTTTGTCGCATCAATTCTACCGGTTGTTGTATTAAGTGTTGTAGTACCCCCTACTTGTAAATGACATGCTACTGTGGCATTGTTCATGTAAGTAGTTTTTGTTGTAGTAGAAGCTAAACAACACCCTATAGCGTGAGAATAGTCGTGTTTAACACAGTTGCCTCGCCCGACTGTTGAAGCATAATCTGAGTGACATATATTGTTCATACAGCCTCCTAGAATAGAGGAATAATTAGAATTAAGGCAAACATTGTTGTACTCACCTCCTATTATGGAAGAAGCATATCCGGTGGCACGATTACAAAATCCTCCACCGACAAAAGCAAGTGCTTGATCTTTAATTAAATTACATTTTCCGCCACCTATAGTACTAGCCAAGGCATTGCATATTCTGTTACAACATCCACCTGCAATTGTAGCGCCACTGCAATTGCTTCCGCATATACAGTTTTGGATACCACCTCCTATTGTGTTCTGGGAACCATAGCTACAAGTATTTATAACGTTAGTAGATCCTCCTGCTATTGTATTGCTAATATATCCGCATATTACATTACTATTTCCACCACCTATGGTATGGTAATTTCCAGCAGTAGAATTTTTAATTTGGTTAGCATTACCTCCCAGGATTGAACTCAAGTTTTGACATAATATACTATTACTACATCCTCCTGCTATGGTACCGGAATTAGACACTAAGATACAGTTAGATCCACCTGAGCCTATAAATGCGAAGCAGGCTCCATCTATTTGATTTCGACAACCTGCTCCTATTATTGCATAGGCAGATCTTGACTCACTTTTAGGGTAATTGCAAGCTGTATCTAATATCTTGTTTTCATATCCTCCTACAATTGTTTGAATAGTTCCGAATTCCATTTTATTGTAACAACCTCCTCCTATAAAGTTTGCACTACACATAGAACCGTTTCCTTTCACGCAGTTTAAAGTACCTCCTACAATTGTATTGTAGTAACCACCACCGGTGGAGATGCAGTTACAATTACCAGATGCGACTATACTTTGGTTACCGTTTATATAGTTTAAATTACCTCCGACTATGTTACATGAACCGAATGTTGAATTACCAGATGTTTTGTTAAGGAATACATTTTTATAATTAGCTACCACACAAATAGCAGAATCAAATGGTTCTGTACCTCCATATTCAAAGGTACATGAAGCAACTTTAACAGCTATTGTTTCATCATCATCAGTCATTATCCCTAACTCCCCGCCGAAGTTATCATCACTGATATCGATTTTCCCTAAACCAGCATTATTGCATCCAAATTGACTACGATCTGCGAGAAAGTAGTTTCCTAGTGAATCTACACAGAAAGACTGACCGTCGTAAGTTAATCCTGATTCTCCTATAATACTAGTTGTCCCACCAGCAGTTAGTATCCTATTATTAACTCCACCGGACATTGTAACTGTACCAGTACAAGTAGTAAACGCCGTTGAATTAAATGCATTTGAACCTAATTCTCTAGTTCCAACATCTCCACTACTGTTAATCATTAATGAAGTTGCTTCTGAATTTTGTGCGGGTTGTAAGGCTATATTCAGCGCAGCAGTCACCAATTTCGTACCATCCCAAATTAATTTGTTGGTATTACCAAATGATGTAGTTCCGTTATAGAATGGAATATATGTAGATGTACCGTTACCAGTTAATGTACCGGTACAAGTAGTAAATCCGTAAGTGTTATCCCAATTGGTATTACCATCTGTTATATACCCACATCCGTTAGCTATTTGATTGTTATTATTTGGTATATCAGAACTTATAGCAATTGTACCAGTTTGATCAGGTAAAGTATATGTTCTATCTCCAGTTAATAGTCCTGCTAATAAAGTACCTTCGTATGCATCTGCGGCATTTCCTTCGAATACAACACCATTTGATGTCGATACAGTTTCTACATTATTAGTTGTTGTTGTTCCTGTTACAACTAAATCACCAGGTATAGTTACTGTATCGGTTGAATCACCAATTTGAACTGCGTTTGATCCAAAACCACCTGCTAAACGTATTTTTAAATTAGTAATAGAAACATCATCCACTTTCGTGTTACCTGCCAATGCTGTAGTAGATGTTGTACCTAATGTTAAGTTAGAAGTACCAGTACATGTAGTAAACGCTGTTGAATTAAATGCATTTGAACCTAATTCTCTAGTTCCAACTACATTTGAACCATTTATCATTACAGCAGTTGATGCTGATGCTTGATTGGCTAGACCTGTAAGAGATAGAGTAGAGCTAATTGTATTAGTTTCTACATCTAAATTATTTACAAAAGTATAGTTAGATTTATCTGCTGTTATATCAGAACCTAAAATATGTACATTGGATTTGTCTGCACTAGAGTTATTAAAACCACCTGCTATACTACTAGAAGGGAGTATTAAACAGTTATTTTTACCTCCACCTATAAAGTTGTGGAGAGAACTTATATAGTTATCTTCACCTGTTACAATACCACTAAAACATGAGCTCAGGGTTATATTATTACTACAACCACCTCCTATAAAACTACATGCTCCTGAGCCTGTGTTTAGCATACCGCCTACTATAGTAGCAAAATTACCGTTAGCACAGTTTTTACACCCTCCTACAACAATTGTATGTCCACCATCGGTACCGCCGTTATAAGAAATATTGCAAGAACCTCCAGCTATAACATGCCCCTGATTAGTTGAAGAAACTATACAGTTATTATACCCTCCTCCTATAACTGTATATCCTCCTGAGCCATGTATACTGTTATACCTACCGCCTCCAATAAAAGCATTAGTACTTGAGCATATTTCGCTATCACGGCCTCCTGCTATTGAAGAAAAATCATCATATTGGATATTATGTCCTGAACCTATTTGTATATTTGTACTACCTGATATACCACCAGTTACTGTTAAGCCTATACCTGGTGTGGTCATTGAATTAAATGAAGGGGGTAGAACATACAAACCGTGGGGAGAAAAGTTTGCAGTATCTATAAATACGTTATTACATTCTTGTTTAAATGAAATATTACCTTTAGTTTGTCCTGAAGTAGCACAAGCTATTCTACCGTAAATAGCAGCATATAGTTTATTTGCAGCTGTACTTTTGCCCCAAAATTGAGCTGTTCCTAAAGTATCATTATCCGCTGGGGAAGCTGAATTTCTACAGAAAGTTAAATCTGGTGCAGAAGAAGCACCTGCGTCTGTAGAAGTTAATCTTAATAGATCGCCTGTACCTGTGTATGTTAAATCTAGGGTAGTACCATCATATGTAAAATTAGATGAACCATCTAAACTAGTAGTACCGTTCCAAGTAGTTACTTGATTATTTACACCTGTGCCAGTTACAGTACCAGTACAAGTAGTAAACGCCGTTGAATTAAATGCGTTTGAACCTAAAGAATGACGCTCTATCTGACCAGAAGTACTATTTCTTGTTAAAAAGTCTATGCTTGTATTAGCAGTCGAGTCTAGTGATGGTTCTGTACCTAAGGTAACTAGTCTCTCTAAATAGGTATCTCTTCCTAATTTTGATTCTCTTGAGTATATATCCTGAGCAGAATATATTCCTCCTGAAGATGTTATTTCGTTTAGTACCGCAGTACTCCCTGAGGTAATTACTTTTTTCCAGTTTGGCATATCTTGTCTATTTACGGTTGGCTACTGACTATTCAGTCCACTTCCCTTACGGGCCAATAATTAGTTTAATATAAATAGGTAGTATAAGAGGAAAGTATTATTACTTTTTTAACTGTTTAGACAGTTTTGTGAAGATAGAGTAAAACTGTTCAAATTCAGCTCCTGTAAATTGAGCTGTTTTCATTTTATCTAAAAGAAACTGGATTTCTTTCTTGGTTAGTTCATTATTAACGTTAGAAATAGTAGTTGTCTTTTTATGAATTAATTTGTTGCTCTTGATTGGCATAACTTATTCTCTAAGTTTAAGCAAGAAAAGGGGGCGTTAGCCCCCCGTTCCTGAATAAAAAATTATTTACTAGCAAAAAAACTTGATAGTATTACTCTGTGTAGATGTAAATCTCTCCACCATCTACTCTAATGTTACCATTCTTTCTATAAGCTGCAAGATCTGAAGTAACTACTGCTGAAGCATAAGCATCTGCTGTAATTGCTGTCTGTCCTTCAGTAGCTCCTGCTGCATCAAATGCCCATCTTGCTTCTGAGTTATCCCATCCGAAAGATACTCCTGCTCCTTCTACAACTAAACCACCATCAGCTGCAACACCACCATCGTTTAAGTTGATGAATTGATCTGTTACATTTAAGTTAGCTACATCAATAGTAGTTGTATCACCGCTTACAGTTAAATCACCAGTTACTACTAAATCGTTTCCGATAGTAATAACATCGTTAGAATCTCCAATAGTTAGAGTACCTAAGTTAGCATTAAGAGCTGATTTAACTTTTGCTGTAGAAGTTACTTCTGCTCCTGTTTCAATACCGTCTAATTTAGATTTATCTGCTGCAGTCATTACACCGGCTGCGGAAGTAGTAGCTGCTGCGATTGAATCGTTAGTACCAGTAGATGATTGAATTTCTACAGTAGAAGAACCTTCTGATACGGTTATGTTAGTATCAACGTTAACTTCTGCTCCTGCATCAATTCCATCTAATTTAGACTTATCTGACGATGTCATTACACCGGCTGCTGAAGTAGTAGCTGCTGCAATTGTATCGTTATTACCAGTAGAGGATTGTACTTCTACAGTGTTAGTTCCTTCTGATATAGTTATGTTAGTACCAACGTTTACTTCTGCTCCGTCTGCTACGTTTAATATAGATAAAACTTCAGTTTTAGTAATACCAGAATTAAATGCTGGAGTTCCTGAGTTATCAACGATTGCTGGTACTGCAGTATCAATTGATGAAAGGTCTGAAGCTAAAGCTCCTGAAACTGCTGCTAATTCTGCATCTGTAGCAAAGTTAGCATTTAATGAACCAGTGAAAGTATTTAAAGCTCCAATAGAACCTCTTTCTGCTGCTGTAATAATTTGTCCTGAACCTGCAGAACTTACATCTGTTAAATCAGTTACACTCTCACCAGAAATATCTTGTAAAGCAGTATCTGCTCTACCACCTTGTGCTGCTGTTGCAAAAGTTGATTTATCTTCTATTGCTGCTGTTCCTAAACCTAAAGTAGCTCTAGCTGTTCCAGCATCGGCATCATCAACTAAAGTTGCACCGAAAGTACTTACTTTAGATGCAGGAAAAGCATTATCTGCTTTAGTTCCTTGTGCTGCTGTTGCATAGTCTGAAGAATCAAAATCTTTTACTTGTTGTAAGTTAGTTACTTCTGAATCCATTAAAGCACCTGCTGCTGTTACATCTCCTGATGTAACCGTGTAATCGGTGAGGTAATTTGCATCGTTAGCAAGCTGTGCAACGCCACTGCCTGAAACGATAATTTTTTTCCATTCTGCCATGTTAAATAATTTTAAATTTTAATTGTTTTTTTGTTACTATAATAAATATGTTATACTTTTAAATACCGAAATAAAAATTACCGTCAATATCTCTATACATCCCGCCATCTACCGGTGGTGGAGTTACTGATTGAGAAGTAAACACTAATACTCCATTTCCTTGAATTGAAAACATTTGTTTAGAAC